TCTAGCTTAGTATGATCGGCATCAGTGAATACGTTAGAGTCTGTTGCTGATTCTACAAGAGTTCGTATCTCTGCGGCAGTTTGGTCCGCAGTAGCTCCTGCTTCAATCCCATCTAGCTTAGTATGATCGGCATCGGTGAATACGTTAGAGTCTGCGGCTGACTCTACAAGAGTTCGTATTTCTGCGGCAGTTTGGTCCGCGGTAGCTCCTGTTTCAATTCCATCGAGCTTAGTTCCGTCTGTTGCGACATCCCGCCCATCGATAGTACCATTGGTAGTGAGGTTACCCGTAATTGACGGAGAGGATAAAGTCTTGTTGGTTAACGTCTGAGTTCCAGTTAAGGTTGCAACAGTGCTGTCGATGTCAATAGTCAGAGTATTCCCAGATCCAGTGGTAGTGAGGCCAGTGCCACCAGCAATAGTGAGTGTTTCAGAGTCCAAGTCAATCGATAACGCCCCCCCGCTATCCCCTTGGAAATCTAAGTCGGACGCCGTAACTTGAGCATCTACGTACGTTTTAATTGCCTTAGCAGATGCTAGGGTATTGTCGGTAGCAGAAACAGAGGAGAGATCTGTGTCAATAGATGTGACGGCTGTACCGGAGGTAATAGTCAGGCTGTCAACAACAAGACCGGCCATGTCGTACGTGTCGGTTGTTACAATACTCCCGCTACCAATCTTAGGCCCGTTGCTGTCTGTGCCATCGTGGGTGTGCCCGCTCGTACCGAACGCGGTATCCAGCGCACCAAATTCTGTATCAAAATCCGTTGCTTCGATGATTGCCCCATCGACAAAAGGATTTGGACTGATTCGATTATAGCCTGCCATTATTATTTTACCTCCGACCGTACTGGCCGTATTGAATTATCATCGAGTCAAAAGAAAACGGGGGGTCCGTATTATCCGACGTAAAGGTGTAGGACCCCACAAAAGCTGATCCCACAAGGTCTAAATCAAATACGTACTTTAAGTTCGCGCCACCGTAGGCCGCTACACCGTACTCTCCGCTACCATAAATAGCGACTGTCCCACTGGTTGTGTTTGCCACCGTAATACTCTGCGGCTGTACAGTCCCCGCCTCATCGAAGTCATACTCCGGAGACATCGTGACTTCTAAACTTCCATCTGGATCAGTAAAGAGTTTCATCTTGTAAAAAGTCTTACGGGTCGTCGGGTCCGTAATGGGAAAATGAGGAGTCTTAAAAGAGGCGAATATGTTGCCACCATCAAAATCGTTTCCTTGCTCCATCCGGTATACATAGCCGTCATCGTTACCGAAGTGGATGTACTCTACGCCGTCATCGAGTGTACTGTCAGCACAGAAAGCGTTGATGCCGCGAGTCTCAGCCCACGCCATGCCCTCTCCGCCTTGCATCGCAAACTGGGTACCGATGATGCCCCGGCCGGAAGCGTTGTTTGTGTTGGAGAATCCGAGAAGACGGTATTGGGATTTTCCCCGGATTACAACACTATCAAAACCGTCAGCTACACTCGTAAAGTTGGTAACCTCTGGCTGGATAACTTTTGATACAACCCCTAAACCGAAGTCGTTATTACGCTCAGTCGCACTGAGGAGACGTAGGCCATCTGGCCCCAAGAACATTAAGTCACCGCCAACTTCCTGTACGGTATCTTCCTTAATAGCACCAATGTCTCGCGTGACGGGTTGTACCTGAAAATCCGCAATAGAATTTCCGGCAACAAGGAAGATTGTGTTGGTTGTAAAAACAATCAGTTGCTCACGAAACGACGCGAGATTTGTGATTGTGTTGTCAAACTCAATAACACCAGCACCAGACGCCGGAGTATAGTCTTCTGCGTTAAAAGAGGCACTAAAAGAGAGCGTCTTGCCCTTTCCAAAGAACATGTGGTTTTTGTGCTCTACTACTGCCGTAGCCGCTGTTTGTTCTGTACCTGCGGCACTGATAGAAGTTGGGGTACCGCCATGTTGTAATTTAAACGGCTTATTGACGCCATCAATGATGATTAACTCTGGGTTAGCCCCGAAATCGTGCCGTGCAAAACGGACTTTACCTGTACCACCGAGACTCGACGTTATTGCACTGCTCCATCCTGCTCCCGTCGAGTAGTACATACTCGTGCCCTTAACCGCGTACGTTCGTCCGTTAAACCGGACAACACCCCGTATTCTTCCGGAGGACCCACCTACTTGGGTGCTTTCGACTTTTGAGAACCCTTGTATACGGCGGTAACCACCATCTGTCGACGGTTCAAAATTACGGAGTAAAGTCGCGGACCCCGGAAACTGTGTCGCCTGTGCAATCGGAGAGAGGTTGGTGATTAAGCCCCCTTGGAATTGCACGGGGTACGACTGCCATCTATCCAATGTTACGCACTCCGGAAGTAAGCATATTCGTTAACAAGAACAGTTCGCATTTGCTTGATGCCGTTCTCAAACTTACTCTGCGATAAGTTCGCCATCTCGATGTTGTCGCGGAACATGTAGGCGTAGTACATCGCACCGTCAATAATTACGTGGCGGAACCTTTCTGGGATCGTCGGGATATCTGTCTCATCGATTAAATCCACAGGGTCCATGTACTGCTCGTACTCAATGGTGTACGCCAAGTTTGGCATCGGCACGATGACGAAGCCCATGTCGGGAGTACGGACGACGTTTCTTGGTACTCCGCCCTTCGTGCTGTCTGTTTCGTACTCCTGATCTAGGTACGTACTCAGGTATTCAGAATAGTTAATCTGGTTAAGACGACGTCCCTCTCCTACGTTGAGTGCACTGTTTCTCTTGACGCGGAAAGAGCCGAAGTCGACGTACTTAATATTGTCAGCCAGAGAGTATCGCGATACGCCGGGGGAGAGCACTTCCTCTTCGGTGTTGTGGTTAAAAGGCCAAAAGAAGTGCGCTTGGTTTATATGGCGTATTGATGAATTCACTGCGTCCTTGAGGTTGAGGTGTACCCCGGTTGCGTTATCCCACTGTGTGCCGGATGTTAGCTGTACTTCGTTTAAACGGCCCGCAACATCATTAACAAGCCCTAAGAAATTATACGCCATTATGAACGCTCCCGTACACGGAGATTGATTTCTCGGTTTGTGATAAGACCGTCTGCGTCGTCAACTTGAATCTGGCAAAGAAGCCGGTAGGTTGTGTTGGCGATGCCTTTCGAGAGAACAATGATAGCTTTGTCGTTGGCAGTGTCGTAGGTTTCGCTGAGCATAGTGAGGCCCGTAGTACTCACTGTATTTTCGACAACTTCGTCGTTTTCAAAACTCTGATCTGCACCAAACTCCACGTAAGTCCCGTCCGACTTCTGTATTTTCCACGTCGAACCGAGTGCGTATATTGCTTGAGAACTTGTTAAGTACCGTGACCAGTCAACCGTGTAGTCGAGCTTTTCGTCGGGGTCTTTGTCGGGAAATTTAAAAGCCATATTACGCCGCTATCCTTATGGTTCTTTCGAGTGCTTGCGGGATGTATATAATACGAGTATCGTCGGCAGGTACGTGCACCACCCTCGATTTAGAAGACTCTGCATTAATATGAATTACACGACGGTAGTCGATACTATTGGTATCAAAAAATTGGTTGCGTAACCCTGTTCCGACTACAGTTGCGCCGACAACGAGGGTCGCATTTCCGCTGTTTCGTAGTATTACACTGACGGGAGTGACGGTGCTACTACCTATTATACCGTCAGTACTTGAATTTGCAACAGATAAGGCTGTCGCTGTGACTACAGAAGCACCCGTAATTGCTACAGAATTAATGTCCTCTTGTAGCTCACCCGCAATGACAACAGTCGAATCTACCGCAGGACTTGTTGCCTGTAGATTTGCAATTGCACGTGCGGTACTGGTACTTGTTGCTTCACCAGTTGCGGATGTTGTCGCATTGGCAACACCTATGGCTGTAGATGAACTAGTTGCTGTGCCAGTTACGGAAACTACAACATTTGTAACTGCATCTACAGTAGAATCACCTACAGAACCTGATGAAACAACTACCGCACTTGCTGGAGTAACAGCCCCCGCCGTCCCCGTTACTGTCGCTTCAACGGACAGGTTCGCTTCAGCAAGTTGGGTAATAATCCCTAATGCTGAAAACGACGATTGGGAGAAGGCGGTAAGACCGAAACTCATGTGTTAACTTTCCTCGACTTCCTCAACAACAGGCTGTTCACTGAGGCTCGATTTTAAGTGCGCCATGAAAGCACTTCTGCCTACCTGTAGTTGATCTAAGTTAAACTGGGTTGAACCAATTTTACGGTCCAAGTCAGCGACATGGTTGACCAGAACTTGTTGCTCTGGGGACATGTCTTCGTAGGTGTACTCAATATCGTCGATTGTGATTGACGTTGTTTTTTTCTCAGCCATCACTCTTCTCCTTTTCTCTTGCTTCAATTTCATATGGGTTGTTCCAGTAGCCGTAACGTACGGTCCAGAACAGATATTTCAGAGTGAAGACAATCTTGCCGTCTCTCTGAATCTGGTCAATGTGGGCCATCTCGTGTCGTATCAGAGGCTCATCATCTAGATGCTCCGGGTCTAAGTAAATGGTATTCCAGAAAGATGTCCAGCCCTTAAAGCCACACAGCTTCATGTACCATTTAATGATCCCAGTGCAGGGTTTTATGCTGACCACGGCGTACCCGACAGTGTTGCCGGATTCTTATCAGCTTCAATCTTTGCCGCAATTGATGCTTCAGTTGCCGCCTGATCAACAGCGTTCTGTACCCAACCAACCACAGTGGCTTCTGTCAGGTCAGCATAGGCAACATAACCATCAGCCGATGGGTCAGGTGTGAACGACTGTGTGCTGTACGCAGATGCGCTGTAGGTAACATCTCCAACGGTCTCTGTGCCAGTGCAACGCCAGTGGGCAACTACTACACCCTGATCTGAGTCGTTGTTGTATTCTAAGTTTCCGATAGTCCAAGTGTATTCAATAGCCATGATTTAGTTTCCTTGTAGAGTTGCTACTTGAGCTTCCAATGTTTCAATTCGTGCGATTGCTTCCTGCAATGCTCCTGTGAGTAGTGGCACTAGCTTGCTCTGGTCAATGCCTTGGTAGTCAGGAACTTCTCTTGTACCCATGACAGCTTCTGTGACTACGTTGCCATCTTCATCTAACACAGCAGGAGTAACTTCATACTCCTGAGTTGTCATTGCATCCTTAGTGCCTGTGACAGCTTCAGGGACTACATCAGCAACCTCATGTGCTAAGAAGCCATCAACTGTGCGATCAGGATCAACAATGAAGTTAAACTGAGATGGATTAAGTGCTTTGACACGATCAATCGCACCTGTCATATCGACTACGTTTTCTTTAAGGCGGTAGTCTGATGAGGTGTTATAGGATGTTGATGAGCCTGCTGTTGAGATTGATCCAACAACTCCGTTTGGATTTGAAAATGACGCTAAGTAGCGAGTAGCTGTTGACGATGTATAACATTCTAGGGGAATTGGCCCTGTACTCGTAGATGAAAACCCTGCTAGTGTTAGATAAGCTCCTGTATAAACACCTCCAGCATAAACGGTTTGGCCTATGCCAACTTTACCACTGGAGTTGATGCGCATGGCCTCAGTGTTAGCCCCCGATCTAAAGACTAGATCAATTGAGCTTCCATCGGCACTTTCAACTACCGCATCAATGGACGCTCTAACACTAGCACCCGGTGCTGTACCATCGGCGGAATACATTTCTATTCGACCGATACTCTGCCCCGGCGTCCATGCGTTACTGTTTCGAGTTGACGCAAGTCTAAGCGTAGTATCGTAAAGGCTTTCAACATGGAGTTTTGTAGCAGGAGTACACCCAATCCCTACGTTACCGCTGGATGTGATGCGCATGCGTTCTGAGCCGCTAGTTAAATCTCTAACCTGCAAAGCACCATCGGCAGAATAAATTGAATAAGTGTTATTTGCAGTGTCTTCAAGTAAAAAACCGGGAACAACACCTGAAGAAGTCCCGCTAATAGTTACCTTGTAATTTGCGTTAGGGTTCGACGTCCCAATCCCTACGTTACCAGTGGAGTCGATGCGCATGGCTTCTGAAGCGGAACTAGCACTCATTGTGCTAAACGACATATAAGAGTTGCAATTCGCAGATACGTCCCAAAGGTTTTCCTTTCCAACTTTAATTTCACCTGCGTCACGATCTGCTCCGCCTGACCTGCTTAAATTAAAGTTAATATTTAGAGCATCTGCCGCACCATCATCTCTTTCGTTTTTTAGTTTTAATGCATTAAAAGTTCCAGAAATAGTGTCAGCAATTTCAGTTTTATAAGAAGGACTCGTCGTCCCAATCCCCAAAGACGCCGCACTCGCATCCCAGTAGAAGGCTTGGTTGGCAGAGCTATCGTAGAAGGAAATGTCGCCAGTTTCACAAGCAACTCGCAATGCTTCGCCAGTTCTCTTATAAAGTCTTACAAAGTCTAGTTCTCCAGTGCCTTCATTTGCATTGACAGTAATGGCTAGATCTGAATTTGACTGCAAAGAAAAATCATCTGTTGCGTTTATTGTTAAGTCGTTAGATGACTCAGTTATCGTACTAGAACCAACAGTAATCCCATCAACCGTCAGAGTCCCTGCAATATCCTTGTCTGCGCTATCTGCTAAGTCTCTTGCTCGACTCATGTGTTATCTCCGGTCTGCGTAATCACTGGGTTATACGTCCTGCTGTGAATCCATGTGTGTTTCATATGCAGTCTTTACCGCACTTGTCCAGACACCATTGCAAACAGCCTGCACTTCTGCTGTCTCACCTGAGATGTCTGTGTCGCCCCATGTTGCAGGGTCACCCAACTTTACTCGTGGTGCTAGGACGTGGCGATGGAATGATGAGGATAAAACAACACCATCCTCTAACACCCGTGTGGCTGTGCGTACCTGAACGTGCTTGTAGTCGCCTACAACTTCTATTTTGTCTACTACGACTTCTTTAGTTAGTGCCATTTGGCTATCTCCTTTTGTGTGTCCGCCTCAAGAGTCCACTTGAGGTAATTAAGAACCTGTAAAATAAGAAAATGTGTGAAAAAAAGAAGAAGAATTCCCAATATCAGCCATAGTTACAAGCGATGTAGAAGCATTATCTTTTACCTCTACTATTATAAAATCGCTTGATGAACCGCTGGAATTTCTACCTAATACTAAATCAACAGTGGCGTCATCAAAATTGACGTTTGCTACTCCTAGAGATCCAAAAGTTCCCGGACTTGCAAAACCGCCTCCAGCACCACCATCGTAATTAAAAGGAAAACCGCTGAGTATTGCATTTCCACTTCCCCCGCCAGTAATAGAAGCCGTTAGTTGAAGAGTAAAAGATACTGTGACTAAATTTCCTACTTTTACATAGGTTCCTGTTGCACTGCTAGCTTCATAAGTTCCTGCCGTAGTAGATCCTCGTACAGTCGGAGTCCAAGTCCCTTCCTCATAGTCCTCAAGTTTATTCGCCGCACCTGTACCGCCTACATAGACACCGCCTGATAGGTAGAGGTCTTTGAAGCGGCCACTAGAATATCCTAAATCTACCGCCGCATCTCTTAGCGAATTTGAAGTTGCATTGTATGGAACTACGGAATCAATACCTTGATAAAAACCAATACCTACATCACCGCCACCGACAACAAGCGATCCGCCATCTACACCAATCGACCCGACTGTTGCGCTATTACTGCGTATATCAATAATATCGCCGTCTTCAGTTC